CACTAGGGAATGCACAACACGGGTAAAAATAAGAGCCCAAAGCAAAAGTTCGCTAACCAGGCGAACAACGCGAAGAAGGCGCACAATTCGAGTAAGTCGAATGTGTCGCCCTCGTCTTCTGACGGCGGGACTAAGACTCCCAAACAGAAGAAGAAGACCGCCCCTCTGTCCATGGCCCAAGCCAAACAGATGGCGGAAGGACTGCCCACCACGGGCCGCGTTTTCGAACGCATGTGTGCCATGTACCAACTCACCACTCAAGAGCGGTACAAGGACTCGTGGGCCGAAACTTTTGAGGAGTTGCGCGCCCATCGGCCGATTAAGGCCAAGTGGGTTGGGCGTGTTGAACCGCACGGCTCCAAGGTCCAGCGTTGGATCAGACAGATTGCCAAGGTTCCTTCCACGAATCGTATGCAGGTCATCGATTTTGGGTGCGGGGATGGGCAGCTGTCTTACGCTCTGGCGACTGCGTTGGATTCCCCTTCTCTGCTGCAAGTGGATTCGGAAGACTACCGTCATCCTGATGTGGATAAGAGGCGTTGCATGTTCATGAACTTCAATGCTTTCGCGGAAATGAAGCTGCAGCACCCTGTCATCTTCGTTTTCTCCCATATCTTGCACCACATGGAGCATCCTCTTAAGGTGTTGACGGATGTTCTAGGCGCCGCCCCAGCTGGGTCAATTGCTTTGATTCGCGAGCACGACGCTGTTAGCGACGCCGACTGCGATGTCTATGACTTCCAGCATTACGTCTACCGCATTTTGGAGGGCACGACCAAGACATGGAAGGAAACCAAGCGCCATTATTACTTCAAGGCAGAGGCCTTGGACAAAACCATGTCCATGATGAAGTGGATGAGGTTGCGAGCAGAGCGTGGCCGCTCATATCAAGCCGCATACCGACTGCCCGGTTGCGGTGAGGACTACGTGGCGACTAGTCATGTGGACATGTTCACACCTCGGGGGCTCGACTTGTCTTCTTCTTCCGGGACCTCTTCCTCCGTGGATGAGAAGGCGCCTGTGAACACCAACGCCTCAGAATCGACCAACGTTCCTAATGATAGCGGTGCGGGGGATGCTGCAGGGCCATTCCTCGTTGAGGTGCCGCCGGGCCACATTCCCTCTGGGGCAGTCTGGTGCGATGGTAGGCCCTTCGTGTTTGTGAAGGCGAATCCTGGAGGAGGTGGAGGCGGACCGCCGACTCCCCCAGTCGTGCCGCCTGGAGGAGGGCCTGGAGGGCCGTCTGCTCCAGTCGGGCCCAATCCCACACCTTTGGGGCCTGCCTACACCAACTTTGGAGTCATCACTGGTGCTCTCATCGATTTGCGTACCGCCGTCAATTGCGTGGGGCTGTATTACTCCCCGGCCGTCCCTCAGGCCGTTGCCGCAGAATTCCAACAGTGGGGCATGCACGCGGGCCGCGTTGGGTCAGGTTGTGGACATCCGTGCGCTGCTGGATATCGAGCCAAGTGCACGCGAAGCATGTTGAAACGCGGTATAGCCCCTGGGGTGTATGGTGCTCGCGTTTTGGACTACTTCGGCAGCAATCGATTCAGTGCGTACACTAGTTTGCAGAATCAGTATCCACATCTGAAGCTCGATGTGGTCGCGGCTCCCGAAGATCCAATCGAGGGTGATGCCGCGCGCGAGTTTTTCCGAGGCCCGCTCGGCTCCGGATACGATTTCTTCGTGGTGCAGGATGTGTACCAGTCAGGCAAGACGTATCGCGAGGTTCTTGCCCCAGACCATCTGAAGGCGTTGTGTCGGCGCACGACGTCTGGCATGGGTTATATCATGTTGAGGGTCTTTCGGGGGGAGGCGGGGCAGGACAGTGATTTGTACGACGAGGCGATGTGGTTCCGCGATCCTGTTGTGCGTGACATGATCCACTTCTATCCAGACCCGCAAGGGGTGGGATACGCCGAACACCCGGATATGACGTGGATGACCTCCACTCGTTCGGTGGAGGGGTTGGATTTGGCGGATATTGCGCAATATGGTCCCTACAAAGTTGTTGCAGTTTGCGAAACCAAGCCCGGAGCTCAGGCTCTGGGACCTGCCCTTCTGTCTCCCGGCGCCCCTCGAGTTGCGCGCACCACCCTGCGGCCCGTCAGTGCCGACACAGTCTTTGATGACTGTGTGTCGGCGTGGGACGCTATGTTTCCGAGCATGGCGTTGCGCGCCCCGGAGACTCAGGTCTTGGTCGACACGCGCATTGTCGCTGAAAAAGCCCCCCTTTTTGCGATGAAGATGCCTACACCGGTCAATATGTCTTCGGCCACTACCTCGGTGAACACTGCTATGAAGAACGAGGTGTTTTATCGCCGCATGTTGCAGCGGATGCCGCAGTTGTACCAGCAAATCAATCTGGGCACGGTCCGCGCCGTTTTGTATGGTGACAAAGATGCTGCGGTGATGGGAGTTATCTCGGATAATTACCAGTATCGGGACACCAATTTGCTGGTCGAGGCCGCGCGCGCGGGCGGTGGATATTCTGAGTGGGGGAGTTGGTTGCTCCCTGCCGTCGGTGTCCTCGCGGCTGGGTTGGCATTCTGGATGCGGTTCCGGAACGCGAATGCCTCTTCACCTTGGAC